TCACTCTTTCAGTAAAACTATGGCTTGGTGGGGTAGTGGCACGGCGTGGGCAATATCCTTTTTCATGATTTCAGCTGGCTTGATCCATACCGCTTGATCGAGATCGAATTGCTCCCAAGTGGCATAACGTAGTTCAACAGGTCTAGGAAATAATAAGACCAATAATTCCAACCCTATCGCCATGTCTCTTTTAGGATAGGTCCTAATGGCATGGATTAAGGCTGGAAGCTCATACATTTCGACAAACTTCATGTTTCCGCCGTTGTTTTTATCTAAGTGCTTTGTAATCCCTTCCAAAGGGTTGAAAACGATTTTCTCTTGAAACTTTGCCCAGTCATAGGCATTACGGACGTATGATGTTAATTTTTCCACTTGGGTATAAATACCTAAGTTACGTTGTAAACCTTGAAAAAAATCAAACCACTCTTTAGGTGATATAGCTGTGAAATCTCTCTCACCAAATACTGGGATGATGTGCCGTTTGATTGATTTAACTGCCTTATCATACGTATCAGCTCCCCAATGAGACCCTTTTGTATCTAACCAATCGAACATTAAAACCTTAAAACGCTGATTTTCATTTTCTATTTTTTTTTGTTTAACTGATCTGCATGTATTTATTTCTTCGCCATTTGATAGCTTCTCCAATAACTCACTTGCTTTTTTCCTTGCTAAAGCGCCACTTATGGCTGGATACGCCCCTAAACCCATCCACGACCATTTCCCATCAGTTTTTTTATATCTTAATTGCCATGATTTTGTACCTTGCTTTTGAACGAGGAAGTACAGCCCAAGACTATCCAATTCCCTATAGTCCTTATCTTCAGGTTCGAGACTAGCCAAAGTCGTATCTGATAATGGGCGTTTCTTTATTGCTGCTCTTTTCATTTTATGTCACAGATATTTGTATCATGAGTTCAATTATAAAACCATGATACACAGCGTGATACAAGAAATTTGATGGTGTATGCTTAGATATGAGGGTATATAATGGCATAAAAAAACCCTAAATCATTATAATTTAGGGTTTTACATGCATACAAATATATGTAAGTTTATATGAATTTAATGTCTTGGTAGGTATATCCAGACTCGAACTGGAGACCTCTACGATGTCAACGTAAGTACACTTCTTATAATACAAATACTTATAACCAATTGGCGCCCTTGTTTCGCCCATTATTTTTGTTACAAAAAAGCATCACTTCAAAAATAACTCTTTTTCCTTTTTACGACGATTCACCAAGCCCTGAATCTTTTTACCATTATCATATACCCAACGATCAAATTGATCAGCTGCAAGTTTATAAGCGCTTTGATTTAGTAAACTTAACAAAGTGCTTTTTACAAATGCAGTTTCACCGATATTGTAGACAAGTGAAGCAAGCGCATCGAATTGGTTTTGAGTTGTTGGCACTTTTACATACTTATCTAAACAAGCATCAACCCACTTACAAACATTTTTAAGCCACATTTCTGCTTGTGCTTGCGTGCACGTATCTCCTTTTGATACACGCACACCGTTAGGGTATTTAATGGTTCCATAGCCGATGGTCCAAACTCCCCCTGTATCTAAATACGCCTTAGGTTGAAAACTTTCAAATTCACGAATGATTTGAAACCCGCTTTCAGAAATGTCGCGCTGTCCAGAAGTGTTGATTTTGAATCCGATAACTTTAGCAAAGATAGGCAAGCCATTCATTGCGATAATTGCATCGCCCGCATCGACCTGTTCTTGAGTCAATTTGCCACCTGACATTGCCCTTAACCAAGAATAGGCTTGAGCAATTTGTTGTGATTGATCATTCATTGCCTTTCTCCTTCATGGCTTTATCTGAATTGCCAAAGTAGAAACCAAATACCGTAGTACCCCACCCGATGATTGCTCCTAGAACAATATTAACTAAGTCACGATTGCGGTCTGGAATATCTATAAAAAATAGCCCTACAATTGATAAGACCACCATTGCCAAGGCTACAAAAGCAATAATAGTTTTGGTTAATTCTTTATTCATCTTCATGATCCTTGGCATTTCGTTTACTCAATACAGCAATATCTGTATCAAGACGAATTAATTTTGATTCAACAATCGCTATACGCTGATTTGCATCAGATATACGTTGTTGAGTTGCTGTAAGGCTTTGCACTGTCCACGTGCCAAAACCGATCACACTTGCAAGTGCGGTACCGGCGATGAGCTTGGCAAAGTTAAGACCTCCCTTTGCTTGGTTCATATCGGCTTGCAAAGATGCAATCGAGTCTTTATTTGAACTTGATAGACTTTGATGTGCTTCATTACGCTCAGAGAGTCGAATTAATGCATTATTCATCTCAGACATTTGATGTTGCATTGAATCAATCTTTTTTTCTAAACGTCCGTATGTAGTATCCTCAGACATAAATTCCCCAATATTGTTGGCAATGAAAAAGCACCTTTCGGTGCTTATGCTGTACGCTTCCAAATGGCAAAGACCATACTCGGCTGTACGTTGTTATGTGCTTCGTCATTTCCTGACATTGAATTTGCATCATCCCAATTTGGAATAAAGCCTTCATCTGGACGCTTTTCGGGACCATACTGCCAATATCGAGATTGGTTTTTGATTCCTCTTGCTTCAAATTTCGGTAACTGCCCTTTTGTTAAAACAACTTCATATTCACCTGAAGTACTTCCAACTGTTTTGGTCCAGTTTGGATCTCCTGCAACATCAGACCACCCAACAATTGCCCGACCTTTTGAAACTTGTAACCAAGTGCCATAGCCTAAAGTAGTCGCAGGATTGACGTTGGATAGAGAAATATAGACCCCATCAATCGGGATTTTGACTTTATCAAGCTGTGTATCAAACTCGGCAATCACTTCAGCTAATTGATTTGTGAAGCTTTCAGTTAATGCAGTTTTGGCAGCATCAACAGCAGCTTTAATCGCTGCGTCTCGATCTGTTTTAACCTCTTTATCAAGATCAGTTCTTAAACCATCAGTGTCATCAATCAATTCATTGATCTGGTCTGTATGCTCATCGCGCGCTGTTTCAAGGTCTGATACACGTTGCTCAAGATTGTTTGCGCCTCCTGAGTTGCCATCGATGAGTGCTTGAGCTATAGACTCAGCATCAGCAATGCCATCACCCTCCTCGATCAAGTTGCCTTCAGCATCGAATACTTGGAAAAAGTAATCGCCTGAGATGTAGATCGATGCGCTCCCCATATCGTCAAGGATAACCGGGTATGTATTGAGGTTTTGCATACCCTTATCTGAGTATGTATCTTTTTCAGTTGTTGTGCTTCCAGCTTCATAAGCAAAGACTTGACCACCGATCAATGGTTGTCCGTTTTTGTCAAATGCTCGATAACGCACAGGTGCGAGTGGGTATGCTGTCATTTAATCACCTCTATCAGTTTGGCAAAGGCGTTAACGATATTTGAAAATTGCCAAAGGAATATTGAAAACAGGACAACTCCTGTTACTTTCCAAAATCCATATTTTTCCATGATAACCTCTACTTTTTGCAGGATTACTGCTATAATTTCAGGCATAGATTCAATTTCCTCTTTACTTCGTGGTTGAGTGGAATCCAAAACCCTGATAGTTAGCGCTATCGGGGTTTTTCTTTGGCTATTAAAAAAGCCGAACTTGGTAGCTCGGCTTTATAGTAAAAATTACACTTTCTTAATTCCTCATGCGGTTTTTTCCACATGCAGATATAGAAAACCGCCTTTCGGCGGCTATTGGTTTTGTTTGCTAAGGTTAGATCCTGTTGTTGTTGATAGCTTTTGCGCCATTTTTAACAGGTTTTCTAAACCCTCCGAACCAGGTGGTAAATCTTTCGCAGCAAGCAAAATTCGTCTGCCTGTCGGGGTGGTGAATAGGTTTTTTGCTATCAATGAAACACCCGCACCTTTAAGCACAACTGGGCTCAATCCTAATGAGTTTCCTAATACTGCTCCAAAAAGGACTCGATTACCTGTTGGGGGATTTTCAGCATATTGCCCTGCACGCTCAACATGACGCATTAGTTTTACAAATCCATCCATTTCTGCCTTATCTGTTCCTTTGAAGATATTTTGATAGGGTTCCTGTAATTTCTCAAATTCTCGTGCAAATTTAGCAGGGCTAAAAACCTCATTACTGGAGTTTGTGGCTTTATTTAGTGCCTGATTAGCCATCTCATAACGTAAAGCTGCTTGCCCTTTTGGATCTAGATTTTTATAAAAGTTTGCTGCACGATCCCCTTTACCTATTTGAGTAAATGTTTTGAAAATTTCATCTGGTGTATTGGTGCTCATTGATTTGGCTAGCGCTGTGCTTTCACTTTCCTTTAATGCTTTATAAAAGGCATTAGCTTTCTTAAATTCATTAATAAGAGCAGGTTTACCTGAGTTTAAAGCAAAATTCTCCAGATCATTGTCAATAGCTGTTCTAATTGCTGTTAAACCTGTAGTGGATTTTCCTTGTCTTCCCCACTCGCGTACTAATTCACCAAGGCTGGATCTAGCAGCTTTTAACTCTTTAAAGTTCTGAGGATTAGCCGCATCAGACCAATTATTTTTAATTTCATTTAACTGTCCTAATAATTCCTTATTTGGAACTGTTTTTGAGTCAGCCGCTATAACATCATCTATTGCTTTGAGCATTTGGTTTGCCGGTATTGGTGCATTACCCGCTTGTTTTCCCACTCGATCAAACATAGTTGAAGCCAATTTCTGACCACGCCAATTCTGAATTTCCATTGACGCTTGAAGTGTTTTTCCTAATTTACCATCTGCTCCTTTTACTATATCCATAATTCTAATTGCATTTTTATTACCTTGATTAGCTTCATTTTGAATCTTTATAAGACTTTTATAATCGGTATCAGATAGTTTGCCTTGAAGCTTTTCAACGACTTTGTTAGCAGCTTCTTTTGCCTCTTTTTGCTGAACTGTGCGGAATCCCGCAGTACCTACAATTGGCACTTGTTCAAGCTGAACTTCAGTTTTTTGTACAAAAGGATTTCTACCAACATCCCCGACAGATGTGCTTACTCCGTGTTTTTCACCTTCCGCAATGATCTCTTTGGCGCCAGAACGCATATTGTTTTTGACAGCGTTATACCCCTTTACCACTAAGTCACTTGCTTTTTTCCCTACAACTCCACCAACTGCACCACCTATACCACCACCAATTGTATTTTTAATACGTTCATCAGAATCCTTGGCAAATGAAGTTGCACCAATACCTACTCCTGTTGCTCCCCCTTTAAGTGCTGTGGTTAAAATATTTTTGCCTATTGATGATGGTGCTGCTACTGTTGCTGCAATATTGCCTAGCAACCACGCTCCATCAAACCCATCTCGACCCGATGCAATCCGCTGAGCATTATAATCATCAGTTACTTTCTGAGTTGCTTTAGTGGTTCGCTCATAGCGATCTGTATCAAAGTTTGTTCCAAATAAAGAATTTGATAGTCCGCTAACCTTATCTCTAATAGATTGATCAATTTGATTCCATCCACCACCAACACCATTTACTGCGCCTAAAATTGCACCTTCAAGTCGGCTTCCCTTTAATTTACCTTTAGGAATTTTTTCGCCATCTACCCCAATTGTTGTGGACATTTGACCCTTATCAACGACTTTAGGGGCTTGTTGAATATTTAAACCCAAATGAGTAGCTATATCTTGATCGGATGCCCCGCCTTTTCGCGCATCTCCAACAAAACCTTGTAAATTTGGTAAATTTTTGGATGACATTAGCTTTTCATAAATTTGCTGATCTGTTGCGCCATCTTTTCTAGCATCTTCAACGAAACCATCTATACGCTGTCTTTCGGTAGTCATAATCTTTTATCCCTTATAACCTAAGGTGTTTAAATCAACGAATTTTGGTTGATAATCTTGATTTGGCTTTTCTTGATAGCCCAATTTATTTAAGTCAACAAATGAGGGCTGAAATTGTTCAGATTTCTGCGACTTATATCCAAGTGCATTTAGATCTACAAAGTTTAGGGAAAATGGCTTTTGAATTTGTTGCGGATGCCCAACTTCTCCACCCATTGCCTGATAAAACTTATCTCTATTCACATGACCAGATTTATAAACAGGATCGTCATAGCGCCAGCGTATAAAATTACGCCCCAATACCGCCGCACCTGTCTGATAATCAACATCTGGATTATTTAAAAATGTTTGAGCGGTCTGTCGATATTCTTTTTTATTACGCATCTCATCTATAGAAAATCGAGCCATCATGTTTAAAGCATCTTGAGTCGGAGCGATACCATTTCCACGAATTAAGCCTTGAGCTTTCAATGCTGAATATAAAGCCTGCCCTCGGTTCCCTTGCCAAGACAACATCCCTAAATTGGTTGCACCATTTTTAGGATCAATATGTACTCCAAAAAGATTTTTAGGGCTAAATGAACCTTCACGTCCAACTTCTGCCGTAATAATTCTTGCTTGATTGGGTGACAAGCCTGCATTCAAGTAGGCTTGATAAACTTGTTTTTGCAATAGACTTGCCATACGTTTCTCCAGGCATTAAAAAACCCACTGGGTTAGAGTGGGTTTAAATAATCTAAACTTTTTTAAAGCACCTTACGATGCTTTATTGTTTAAGGTTAATGTATTTCAATTTTAAGTAGCTAACTCCATCAAGAACTTTAATTATTTCTTTATAGATCCTACCTTCTGAATTAAATGCGTCCATCAGGTCAAAATAATCATTCATCATTTCTTCTGTTGGCATGTAATCCTTAAATCCAAAGGCAAAAAATTTATCTGCATGATACTCAGCTTCGTTTTTATAATTCTTTTTTTCAGGAAGATTTAACTTCCCTATCTCCTGTGCTGTACCATAATTGCACACCCTCTCAATTGTAAGATATCCAGCTGTGTCTGGTGGAGGGGTAATCTTGTACTCCTGATTAGTAACTGAATCCACCACTTTATCACCGCGATATTTGTAAACATCTATCATAGTGTAACTATCATTTACGCAATCTACACTAGCTCTTATTACTTGGGTTTCAGTTTTATCAATATGTTTTTCCCAAAATTCAAAACGATGTTTGCCTAATGGTTTTACAGAATCTACATCATAGTAATGCTTGATGTTGTTAGATTCCCCTATCAACCCCCAATCAGCCCCAAAACTGAAACTTGAAGTAAGCAATCCACAAATTAAAATTAGTTTTTTCATAATTAGCTCATTTAAAAATTATTATCTTTATTTTCAATTCTATATAATTTTTCTTGAATTATATTTAAATCTTTTTCACTATCTTTTTTGAGATCATTGAGCTCTTCATTAAGCCAATAGATTTTTTTATGGATATCATAACTTGTTCCTGCCGCATAAAGTGCAGCAGCCATTGTTATATATGAAATGTATCTATCAACTGGAATATTCCAAAATCCAAAATAAATTGCAACGAAACCAATGGCTATAGCCCATCCTATTATATTTCCCACTTTATAATCTCTCATTATAAATCCCCCATTGTAATGAAGGATTTATAGCATAAAAATCAAACAGGAGATATATTAAATCCCCCACTTAGAGCTAGCTTTAGTCACCGCATTGTTACTCTGACTTTTAGTATTCTTAGGTTCCTTCGATGTATCTTCCGCTTTGTATGGCTTGTAAGTGGTTGAAGTGAATGTTCCGTTACGAATCGCCTCAGCTTTCTGCTGATTATATTTGATACGGTTTTCTGCTGCATTTATTGCTCTTTCCCAAATAGCCTTTCGCTGTTGAGCGGGTAAATTTACAGAACCTTGCAATTCAAGGAGGATTTTCCTTTCACCTTCTGTTGGTGCTGCACCAAATGTCGATTTCAAAGCATTCAGGGCATTCCCTGTCACAACATTATCGATCAATACTGTATTTTTTGACTCTTCGCTATTATGAATAAACCCTGAAGCCTTAGCGCGTTGTAATGCAGTGAATCCATCATAAGATTTAGTATTTAAGCTAAGAGCATCTTTTAGCCCAGAAATAACAGCCTGCCCACCAGAAATAGCATCGTCAGTTTGAATAAGCTCTTTTTGCATTGTTGCGCTTAATCCTCCTTCTTTTGCTTGGGCTTTCAATATGGTGCCATTTGGATCCGAAACTGGAATCCCTTTACCACCAGGATAAACGTTATATCTTGTTCCATCAGGTGCTGTAAATTCATCAATGGGTTTATTTTTGGCAATCCAATTTGCTAATTTTTGCTCTTCAGTAAATTGGCTTTGCTTCTGTAAGCGATCCTTGTTCGCAGTCTCAGCATCAGTTGTAATTCCAAGAACTTTGGTTTGATTGTCACGAATATTATTGATATTACTCGCTTCATTGTTGGCAACAGTATTCGCTTCAGGTGTCATATACTTGATAGGATCAGGAGTTCCAAACAATCCATAGCTTTTCCGCATATTCTCAAAAGCATCTGGACCACCTTGATTGTTAGCAGCTAAACCAGTTAATTGTGCTTTTGTCGCTTCAATAGTTTCAGGCGGTAGACCATATTGAGAACCTAAAATCTCTAACTTTTTCGCTGCATCTGTCGCATCTGTTGATGTAGCAATCAAATTTGAAAGCAAGGTTTGTCCTTTTTGAGTATTCCCTAACTCTTTATCCCTTGTTTCCGCAACAGTCTTAGCATTATCAATTCTCTGCTTCTCTGCCTCTTGTTGAGCCTTTAATTTGGCTGCATTTTGTTGCTGAATTGAGTTAGACAAAATATTCACTATGCCAGATTGATAAGCTTGGTTAGGATTTGTTTGAGCAGATTGTAATGCACCGGCTAAATTGACTTGACCATCTGCACCAGTGTTTTGAGCAAGTAAGCGAGATAAAATGCCTTGTTGCCCCATTCCTTTGACTGTGTTGTATGTGTCTAATGAATTGTTGAGCAACTGATTAAAGTCAACTTGTGGTGTTTGAACTGCCAAAGCAACACGAGTATCAAGATCTGTAAGAGCCATAATTACCCCGCATAAGTATTTGTTCTGCGCACTGGGCTAGAAAAATCCTGTGCCATTAAGTTTGAATTTGAACCACCACCGCCTAAAAATTTCGATAGTATCCCTGCACCCATTGGGCTTCCCATAAACGCACCTGCCGCACCGCCTGCAAGATTTAATAAATTACCTAAACCTTGGCTCCGTGCATTCGCTGCGCCTACAATTCCACTTGCATTGGCATTCGCTGCACCTAATAACCCATTAGCCTGAGCCGTTGCGCTATTAACCCCTGCATTAGCCAAAGCATCAGCCGAACCAAGTACACCGCTTGCATTTGCTTGAGCTGAACCAAGCAAGCCTTGTGAGATAAGTTGGGAAAGTGAAGTCTGATTGTTCGCAACATTTGACGCATTGTTATACGTCATATTGCTCATATTATTTGCTGCACTTTGTCCCATGCCTGCTGTAGTAGCCAATCGGTTAAAAGCATTCGCTTGGTCATTAGAGTATCGGTTATAAGCGTTTTGATACTCTTGGCTTGCTAAATCACTGTTGTAGTTATTCAAAGCCTTGAGCGTTGCGCCACTAAGTAGACCACCACTTGCAGCAGCACTTGATTGAATACCATCCATGCCTTGCTGTTTGCGAAAAGCATAACCTGGATCGGCATTGAAATCGGATGCGCCAAAGCCACGAGTTAAACTGCCATCGGCTAAACCCTTTGATAATAGTCCTGTTGCTTGTGTGCCAAGGTTTAAATAAGGGTTTTGATATGCACCTGCATTTGCCAAACCACTGTTTAGAGTTGCGTTTGCAGTATCATAACCCTGTTGCAAATTGCTATTTGAATCAAGGTAGCCTTGGCTCAAAATCCCTGAGCCTTTAAGTGCTGCATCTGATTGTGTTTTACCAGCATTGTTGTATGCACCTGATAGCAAACCGCCTGCTTGATTCGCTGCATTAGCTTGTAGTGATGCTGCTTGTTTTGCTGCTTTGGCTGCACCTGAGCCAGTGAGAGAACTGAGTAAGCCCATAATTGACTCCTTAAATGAATCCAATTGCTGTTGGCAAAATGCTATAAATACCTGGTGCATTTAATGATTGTGCTGAGTGAATCATAAAACCAGAATCAATTTTATCGACGTAATATACGAATTGATTCAGAATGTTGCCTATATCTAGTTGATGTCCTGCTGGTCTTATCACAGTTGAATTTCTTGGACCCAGTTTTGGAAAATAATTAGGGTCAGTAATAGTAAATATTTGCCATCCTGTACCACTGATACTTATTTTCATCCTAAACAGTGCTTTAACCCATAAAATATTGTCTTTGATACAGAATTGAATGCCACCTACACCATCAATAAAATATTCTTCAGCATATACGAGATTATTATCAGCATTTACTAACGTACCAATCTCATTGATGCTTACCCAATTCCAAGAATCACCACCGCCACCACTAATCCCAAGATTTATTTTTGCTTGCTCTGCTGTTGTTGCACCAGTTCCGCCATGCTCAATAGGCACAACATCATTAGGCTCAAATTCTCCCAAACCATCTGGCCTATGTTTTAAGGGAATTGTCATACTGTCACCGTTTGAATGTTTAATTGGGTACCATCAGATAAGAAAAATGGAAGTTGAAAGTCACTTGTTAATGGGATGCTTTGACTTGTTCCATCACTCAAAAAAAAAGGCAATGATAATTTCACTGCCACAATTTCAGACCACTCTAAGTCTTTTCGTCCATATGTTTTCCCATCTACTGGCGCTTCAACAAAACTGGATCTTGCTAAATTGTTGATTTGATCTTGTAGGTCTGTAAATTTATCTTTTGATAATTTTTCAGAGTCATTAAAAGTCTTTTTCAACTTATCTAATGCAAGTTGTAGCTGTTGAATATCGTATTCAGTCTGCTCCACACGCTTATTGACTGCTTGAATATCTTGAGTGGTTGCGAAATTGTTCGATGAATTAGTGATTTGATCATATAAAGCATCAATTTCCTTTTGTTGCGTTTCATTATCATTTTTTGCTTGTCGAGCCATCTCAATCGCTTGATTAGCAATTTGTTTAATCTGAACAAGTGTATCTGCATTATTTTGACTCGAGTCAGAATAGACAGAATACAAATGCTGAAAAAAAATAAGCCAGATTGTTGTCATCTGGCCGTTTTTATCAACGAGTATATCTCTTGAGGGAATACCTTGCGTCATTCGAGTATCCCCTCAATAATCACGATTTTAACAGGCTCAGAACATCGAAGCCGAAACACTCGATCTCGACCAGAGCCAAGCCGACGAGCAATCACACGTTTACGATACTCACCCTTTTTACCCAAAGGTATTAGACGAGTATCAGACCATGTATGACCGTTATCGTCTGACCAATTCAGTTGTAAAAGTGGTTCCATAAATTATCCTTGAGGTGATAAGCAAAAAACTGCTCCACCTCCAATAAACATCAAAGTTGGATTATCTGGTTCATATCTTCTATTAATTACATTTGCGTCAAATTGTTCGAGCGTGATTTTTACATATTTATTTGTTTTATTGATAAATGTAACATTTGAAACATCATTGTAAGAGGGATCAATACTTGGTTTAAGTTGATCAGTTAACCCTATCATTTCAATATTAAAATCTTCTTTTAAGATTTGCTTGACTGGTCGAGCAAGTTCATCAAAGAAAGGTTTGTAAGATTCTAGAATCTCTATGCCATTCACATAATATTTGAATAAGCCATATGCTGTAAACTCCCCGAATGTCACTTCACTTATAGCGCCTTCACATCCTATGGGTTCAGGATCTTCTTTCTTAACTTCACCATAAAACCCGGTTTCACAGATAATCTGTAGCTGATTAAAACGAGTCAACTTTTGATCTGTGATGACGGCTTGTGCTGTTCTTTCACGTAAAATCAATTCACCATCATCAGTAAAGATATTGTTATCTAACTGATAAAGCTTGCCATTGCGATAATCCCCAACAATGTGAATGTTGTTAAAGTAAGCGTGATGTTGAGAACGATGACGCTCATGTAAGCCTTGAGCATTGGCAAATGAACGTTGATGCCAAAGACCAGTAGACACATCAAAACAGAATGTGACATTTGCAGAAGGGAACGAAATTACATAAAAAACGTGTCCTTCCATCTGATATGCATAAGCCATCGCATCTGAAGTCCTACCAAATGAGGCGATTTCTTCTTCAAGCGCATGTGTTGAGATTCGTTCAGGAATACCGCCTGCACTCATTACAATTTGACTGCCGCCAAATTCACTTACACCAAGCCAAATCACGCCAGTAGATAAAGAAACGATACTGTCAGGAGCAAGACAGCCGAAAGACATAGCACCGCCTGATAAACGTGAAAAAGGTGCATTTGTCGAGCCTGTTCCGTAATAGCGCTCAACACTTTGAGAACCGAACATCCATAATTCTGTTGAGTTGAATTTGATAATGGCGGTCACGTTGTCGGGTGTTGATTCTGCTGTTGCATAAGACAAAGCATTCACATTGGTGCTATACAAATCAGACCAATGAAACTGCCCAGTATTCGCTTTATTGAAAACAAAACGACCATCTAAAAAAGCCACATGCGTTGAGCGTGGAATTGCTGAACCCGACAAACGTGTGAGGGTTAGTTTTTTAAGATCAAGCGAATATGTATAAGTACCGTTCACAATCAGCGCAACACGCCCATTATCAGCAAATCGCACAGTACCAAGCGCACTGATTGAGCCAATTTCAGTTAAGTCAAACTTATTGGCTTTGCTGTGATAAAGCTTATTGCCGATGACCACAAGCAATGCACCATTAGACAATACATGCAAGCCACGTACAGCAGACGTTACACCCTGAAAAATCTTTTTTAATCCTGGTGTAGGTATCAATGCTGCAACTCTTGAACCGTTTGGATATTCAATCGTTTGCGGATACCAATTAATGCAATTCTGACAGCTCATGCTTTGAGCTTGCATTTTATAAGCGGGTCCAACCAAAGGTAATTTAATCATGATAATCCCAATGTCTCCCCCTGCTGATTCCCATCATTACCCGATCGGGTTTTACAGGTGTAGGTGTGGATTGCGCTCGATGCATAATGCGCATTGCTTGCCGATACTGTTGTTGAACATCAGGGGTAATTGGTAATTGATATTCAGGCGCAAGCTCAATTGCTAAGGCATATTTGATCGCACGAAAATACTCATTAGGTATCATTACATCATCAGTTGCTTTAAGCGGAAACGGCGGACTAATCAAAGATTGAATAATCAATATCCCTGTGATTTTTGCTGGAATACGCAATGCATAACCATTGGGCATTTTGTAATATTCAATGCAATTTTTAGGCTTGTTTAGGGCAATATCACGATAAATTTTGATTTCTTCGCCATTGAGCTTGGCATCATCTGAAATCAATTTTGCTTCGACTTGATGCAACGAATTGCCGTTAAGATTGATCTCAATGTCTTGAGTTGAAAACACATAGTCTCGTGATGTAGACCACTGCCCCAGTAGCATATTTAATGATGAGACTGCATCACTTAACTCGGCATCTGTCATATTTTCGCCTGACGCTACGATGCCGATTACACGCGCTGAGGCATGGACTAAATCACGAACTTTCATTGTTATTCTTCCGCTTTAACTGGTTGAGTCAATAAAGCAAGCAAAGTCTCTTTATTGTCACGTTTTAAATATGCAATGCCTTTTTCATCAAGCAACTTTTGTAGCTGTGGAGTGGTAAGCGAGTTGTAATCTAGTGTTTCTACGGGGGTAACGTCACCTACAACTTGTGTTTCATTTACAGCATTCACTGATTCAGTTTTGAATGAATCAATGACGTGTTGTAACAGTTGATTTTCTTCAAGTGCTTTGCTCAATTGCTCTTTTAGATCGTCATTTTCAGCTTTGAATTGGTCACGTTCAGTCTGAGTTACGTTGAGTTGCAACTCTTTTTGAACTAGTTCTTCGCTGACTGCATCAAATTGTTCAACAGGTACAAATGCGTCCTTAAAATCTTCGCTTGATGCGCTACCAACCGTGCCACTTGATAATTGTGCTTGTTCGCTTTTTAAATCCGCAAAATCAACAAAGCCCAATTCACGCAATTCATCTTCATGATCTTTGTTTTGTGCGATTTCATATTTGTAAGACTTCACAGAACCTATATAAAGCATTCGTGGGTAATTCATTTTTCTTTCCCTCAAAATGACAACGCCCCTAAAAAGGGGCATGTGTTGTCATGAAATAAATTAGCGTTTCATACCTACACGACCTGCATGATTGCCTCGGATTGTTGTAAATCCATAAAGAACATCAAGACGTGTATCAGTGTTAAGCGTTTTAATATCGCCTCCGGTTTGAATCGTTAGGGCAAATGCATCGGACTTAAACATATAGCCATCCGCACTTGGAATCACACCAATTGGCACGAATGCAGCAGCAAAAGCATGAGGATCAAAAGCTAATGCTTGTTCAATTAAATCACCTTCATCACCAATAAACTCCAATACAGCTGAATCAACAGGAGACTTATCTACAGTTGCATTTGCATTTCGTTTAGCGTTTGGGTCTAGATCCGGAATAATTTCAGGATAAATTTTCAAAGTCGCTGTTGCACCACCTGCATTTACTTTCTCGAGTACAACAAACTGCATTAAATGCGATGTTTTTTGACGTGTTAAAGGATGAAGCATATATACACCAGGAATAACAAAAACCTGACCTGCTTCAATTACATCTCCATTTGCCAAACCTTTGACAGCCAGCGTACCACCTGTTTGAGCAGCGGCATTAGTTGTAATACCTGTCGTTTTACCATTGGTTAATGACCAAATATGCTCAGACTCAAAGAAATCAAAACCACGAGCGCGACCTACATAGCCCTCTTTGTACTGTTTTGAAATTTCAGGATTAGGATTAAAAAGGGTTCCGCTACTATCAACAATGTCATTTTGCAAATCGCTTGAGGTAATTACTTTACGATCTGAGTCTGGTGATAATGCTCGATTCATTGCTGAACGAATACGACCAAATGGTGCAAGTGGATGTTTTTCATTTGCCCCATACAAAGTGAAGTTGTTCACTGTAATGATCGCTTTTTTAAGAATATCAGCGTCTACAACGGATGCTAAAGAATTAACTGCAGGTTTCAAAAAACGTTCTTTATAGTCTGCTAAGTGAAGCTCACGTTCATATACACCGAAGTTCAAACCAACGTGTTTATGTGTATCAACTGTTAGAACAACGTCTTGCTCTTGAGCATTAATATTCTGATCATCTTCATTCAGAACATTACCTTCAGTTACGACAGGTACAGGAGGAATACGGATTGTAACTTTCCCACCTTTTTTATAGCCGTCTACTTCCTTACGAACATCTTGTTCACGATCACGGCTAACTGCACGTACGAAAACAGACTTCTCAAGAAGCATTGCAGCAGCTTCTTTAGCGATCATAGAGTGCGTTAAAATTTTATTGTCTGACATATTTATTTACCTTACTTGATTAAACCACGAGTTCGCAAAAAGTCATTGTCAGATCCTTTAAATGGATCTTTCTTCAAGTTTGCGCTTCCTTTTGAGGGGTTTACGGGGTCGGGGTTGTTCGGAATTTTTGGAGTTTTAGGATTATTTTTGAGTGAGGCACGGATTTCACCAAGCTTTAGCAATTGATGTGTTGGTGACATACCGAGTAAATCAACAAAATCAACAGGGTCTTTGCCGATTTCATAAAGCACAGCAGGCGCATCATCTCCCAATTCAAGCACCGCAGCGCCCAATTGTTCAGGTAATTGCCCACCACTGATATTGACGAGATTGCCAACAACTTGCGCATAATCAGTATGTGACTTCTGAAATTCAGCTTCAGCAGCATCAAGCTTTAATGCTTGAGCTTGTCGCATTTGCTCATTACGCTGTTGCTCAAATTGACTTTGATATTTTTGATTGGCTTTATCTTCCTGATATTTTGCGAAAGCTTTTGCGTAATCATCAATTGAATCAAATTCATGCAACTGCGGTTCAGCTAATGCCTTTTGCTCTTGAGCTGCGTATTTCTCACGTAGGGCTTGAGCTTCACGAATCGCTTCCCCCTTTTCCCACGTGAGTTTTGCAATACGCTTATCGTATGTACTCTGCCGTTGTGCAGCTTTTTCCTCTTCCGCTTTTTTGGCGGCTTTGGCTTGCTGTTCCTCTGTTAATTCAACGTCGCTACCGCCATCACCTTGAGATTGATCGAGCTGATCTGTTTCGACAGGTGCTGTTGGTTGATCTGTGTTTTCTGCTGTTTGCTCAATATTGTCCATTTTCTTGCTCACTCATGCCTTGAAAACCGTCAAGTTCGGGGTTTGTTACATTTGCAGCCATATTTTGCGTATCAATCCCAATCTGACCGTCATCGGGTACGAATTCTTGTTGCTGTGCCTGTGGATCAATGATTTGCTGTTCAAGCATTTGTTGATCTTCAGGCATTAAAAAACCGCCCTGTTGAGGCGGTTCTTCTTGAAACTGTTGTTCTGGTGGTGGTTGATTCTGCATATCAGTATCAAGCCACTCTTGAGGCGGTTGCATATGTTGCAAAATCATATTGATCGCACCTTTCAACTCTTCCAACTCAGCTTTGGCGACATTATTGAGTTGAGCAACTGCAAGTGTTGTTTCAGCTTTGAGGCGCTCAATATCAAACTTGGCTTGACGTTCTGCATTCTTATCATCAACTTGTGCTTGAGCTTGCTGTAATGCTTGTTGAAGCTGTTGCATTTGCTGTTGATACTGTTGCATGACGGCTTGTAGCTGTGGATCTTCACCGTCTTGCGTTAAAGCAGGATTAAGAGATTTTTTGATACGCTCAACAATATCTTCAAGCATATTGCCATCATCAAACGCCTTAAGCAGTAGATCAGGTGCAACTTGACCGATCTGCGGAACAAACTGCAATAACTCAGTAAGCGCTTGCTTATTCTCTTGACGTTGACTAATAAAGCTTGGGCCTGTAGACATGCGAATATCATAACGACCAACTGTTAAGTTATTCAAAATGCCATCTATCACGCCATCAATTTGCTGTCCTTGAGGCGCAGGCGCATTGATCTGCACGCGCTCAGTCTTGTTATCTTCGCCAGTAATACGTTTCACCATTTGCACAGAATAGGCTTTTTGATAAACCCCAATTAGCACACGTCCAACCTGAGCAAGTGATTTGTTCAAGTTATCTGTAATGTGAAAATGGCTGACATCGGCACGTTGCTGTAAAAGACTGATTGCTTTACCTGACTGATTATTAACGTTCTGCCCCATCGCAGCAGGTTGCATATTGAGAATTTGCTCAATGCTTTGCTTGGCTCCATCTGCTGCATTTAAAATACCGTTGAGCGCAGTTAATGCAGGCATCTGTTGCGGTGGAGGCAATGGAACATCATTTTCATCTGTCACATGGTTATAGCGCAAAACTTGATAGCCGTTGGGATTCGCCCATTCAGGCAAATCACGAGAAGCCTCAACAGATACCATATATTGCTTGCGTAATCCCTCTAAAATCTGTTGAGCTTCTGACGATTTCCAAAAGTTATAGAGCTTTTGAGGATCACGCGCAAAATGCACCATCGAATACACATAGCGCTTCTCACCATCCCAAGTCACATCCCCATATACCGGGATAATCGGCAACATTGGCACAATGAATTCACGATCTTCTAAAACCTTTGTGCCTGTAAGCTTGTACCACCAGCATTTTTCTTCGTAGCTTTCACGCTCTTTAACAATTAGAGACGCATCGTCTGGTTTGTCGTATGTGGTTGTATTATCTGCCAACAAATACAATGTTTTTGCTTTGCGCTGAATCTCAAACATTTCTGCAACGCAAACCGTTTTATCATCATGATTGAGCCATTCGCTATTTTGAGTTGTATCATCAAAATCGCTTGCTGCATCTTCACCATACTGATCAATTATGTCTGATCTAGGCAACCATGTTTTAATCACGACATAACGCGCATCTGAGCCATCTAGCTCTTTGCTCATTGGATCTAAAAAAACTGACTCAGGATTGTGAATTGTGAGGATTTTTGGCTCTTGTTGAAAGCTATCAGGCGAAACGTAATCAACATGAATACGGATAAAGCCCATACCGCCATAAACGACACCCTCGACACCTGCATCATAGGCATTATCAGCACCGCTTGTAATTTCTGTGTCACGTAGCAAGCCGTTGAAGATTTTTGCTATAGCTGGATCGGCAATATCATCGACAGGTTCAGCTTTGATTTGCTGACGATTTAAACGTGCTGAGTTGATTTGCTGTTTGCAATACGTTCTAAGCACGTTAAATGTGAGTGTTGGAATGCCGTCTTTCTCTCGTTCTTTACGGTCTTTCTCGCTCCACTGAGCTTTATCAACTGTGACAAACTGACGATCTTCTTTACCCATTTCATAAATATCGTGCCAATAATCCTCAGCCTCATCACACATTTTACGCACGCGTTCAAGAATGTCAGTGCCTTGTTTCTTCTCTTCTGTCATGACAATGTTGTCCTTGTTGCAAGTGGAGGGGGTGGAGATTTTTTACTTGTTGGCATTTGCATTTTATTGATATTCAAAGCACCTTCGCCAAACGCATCCGAACCATGAGATGCCCAGTCGTGTACTGGTGTTGCTTTGAATTGTTCCAACTTATCGTTAAATTCACGTCTATAGTTTTGCAATGCTCGAATGCCGTATTTACATTTCTCAGCATCAAACCAACAATTTTTAAGTAGTTGTCGTGTGGCTTCGATACGATCTTCAACACCAAGTCTTGCACCTTTAGACATGCGATAACCTAGCTTTGCCATTGTTTGCTCTCTACTTACACCACTTGATAAATCACGCGCAGCAATATCATGTGGTGCAAAATGCCTTTCATAGCGATAACCATACTTTTGAGCTTTCTCATCAAGAATTCGAGCATAGTGAGCTAATGCTTCATCATTAGCCTCATAATAATCAATGACTCGAACCTCTTTACCGTAAATTTGAAAAAACCAAATTGCTGTAGGATCTAAAATTCCCAAGTCCCAAGAAGTGTAAACAGGTAGATTAGGGTCATGTGGTACTTTACAGATTCGATTTTCACGTTTGATTTGCTCAAACTCTGATTTATAGATCGCACCATCGGCTATTGTTTTTGGCTTACCTAAATAGATGTGTTCGTATTCATCGTAATCGCTATCACGCATCTGCTCTGCCAACTTTACTAATTCTTCAGGGCAGTTTTTGTTTTCATCATAGTTAATCTGTACTACAAGAGTATCGTCACGCTCAACCACAATATAATCTGCATAAACCGCATCACTTGGTAATTTTGGATTCATTGACATAATGATCATACAATTTGTAGTTCGCACCACAGTTGGAATCAAAATTTTCAAGGAGTATGCAGATACCGTTTGGGCTTCCTCAATCCAAGTGATTGTTGCTCCCTCAAACGATTTTATTGAATCTACAGTGTGATTTTGCAAACCTGAAAATGAAAACTCTGTACCATTTGCCCCCCTTATTTCAGTATCAAGAATTTGATAAAATTCACCTAAACCTAATGCAACAATTCGATCTGATAAGAGCTTATGCACCGACTGCTTAATTGATTTCTGAATCTCACGACAGCAAAGAATACGATGCTTTTTGCTTGCGCCCTCAATCAGTAAGAAATCTGCAATTTCCCAAGATTTACCGCCACCGCGCCCGCCATGAAAGACGTAAAATAATTTGTTATTGATTAAGTGCGTATAAAGTGGCTTAAACTTATGTGGTACTCTTTTCTCCATCATTTTCAAATACCACCTTTAAACTTAAATCAATTGGCTTGCCATCTGCACCAGTGACTTCCACTTTGTCTTTGAACATTCCTAAATGCCTGCCCATATCAACCAATGCAGCGCGCTTATCGCTCAGTTTGAATTTGGTTCGCTTGACGTTTTTAGCATCTTCCCCTCTGCCTTCGGTATATTCTTCAACGGTCACTTCGCCTATTGCTGCCGCTTGGTCACGTGTGAGGGCTGAAAAGTCCGGGGCAAGATCACCGCTATTGGTTACAGATACATAATCAAGCATGTTGCTAAAGCCGATCTTCGCTAACTCATTGAGCACCATGTCTTGAGTAATTTGAGTTCGTTTTGAGCGGTTGGCTTGAGCTTCTGTAATGTGCGCACTCAATGTCTTGGTCATCAACTGCCCTTTGGAATATGCAGTTTTTGCGGAGTAGCCTGCACGAATTGCGGCTTGAGTAGCATTTAGATCAATTAAATATTCTTCGATAAATGCTTGTTGCTTTGCAGTGAGCTTTGACATATTTCCTCCTGCAAAACTCTAGGTAATAAAAAACCTCCCGAGGGAGGTTTGCTTTGTAATTTAGAAAATATGTTTATTAATTATATTTTCCATAATTGTTTGTGCTCTGTAATTGAATTTAAGTAAGCCGGTTTGTGTAGACTAATAAAGCTTTTAATTTGAGACGGATTTACTGTGTCACCAAATTTACTTTGGATATGATTAAAGATTTCATCCTTTGCATCTGCATTAATTGATAAAGGACAAATAGTCATGCCGTTCGACATATTTCTTCCCTGATTAGATTCTAGGATCAAGAACCGATTATTAAACAACCTAATAACTTCAGGCGCATCTATAGGCAGCCAAATTGTATTTTCATTCTTTATTAAGTATTGCAATAAAATTACAATTTCTTTATTCGATAGACTATTTAAATTGTTTTTAAAATTCTTTTTAAAATTTTTATTTAAAGACCATTCATTGTATCTATTCTTCAGAGAGCTTAAAACGAACTCAACTAATAATATCAATAAGCAAAATCCGCTTAATAACCATAATATGCCTGCACCTATACCAATTAGCTTAACTGGTTCTGCGGATCCTGATAGCCCTATTTTTTCCTTTATACTCAGAATATCAAAGGTGATTACGCTAGTACAAGCAAATATAGCAAATAATAGAGAATTAAATTTACTTAAGATTTCAATATAGTGTTTTGTATTATCCATTCGAGTTCATTTTTTTTTACCTAAACAATATAATTATAACAAGTTTTTAGGTTGATTATACCCATTGGGAATAAAAAAGCGCACCATTGGCACGCTTAATTTCACTGTTTTTCATAGACTTCGTCTACGATACCTGAAATATTGCATATTGCTGTCGACAAGTCAATTAGTTAAATTGAAAAAACAGGCTGTTTTCCCAATTGTTTTAATGCTTCGACGACAGTATCAATTTTCGTATTATGATTTAAATCAATAATACGCTGCATTTCTTGCCTTGAACGATGCAAACGCTTTGCTAATTCAGATTGCGAAACATGCTGCTCAAGCATTGCGTTTAACAGTAAAACTTTAGACCAGACGCTTATAGGTAACTCTATAAGATATTCGCCTTCCAAAGCTTCGCTAGGCAAAGGTATAGCTCGATTATCCTCAAAGTAGAAATCGAATGCTGTAATTAATGAATCTAAGGCGTTTTCTTTGGCTTCTTCCAAAGAATATCCTTGTGTAAGTGCTTCAGGTATATCTCTAAAGCTGACGACATAGCATCCGTCGTCTTGTAAATCGAATTTAGCCGGATACAACATAACTAAAACTCCATGCCTATTGGCATATCATATATTATTAGATTCAATGTGATTTTGGCGGTTAGAAACCGAGAGCTAACTCTCGATTTCTAATTGTTTTTTGATTGCCTTGACCAAGTGGTCATTTATTTCTGTGTGTCTTGGTATCGTTGTTTGTTTCTCGTTCAGGTAAACTTTTGTATGCTTACTTCCCTCATCAAACCTCGCCCCCAATTCAATTAGAAACTTAATCAGATCACGCCGTTTCACATTTACCTCTATCAACTGAACATAACTCATTGTAAGCATTTTTGTTTACATTGTCAACAAAAATGCTTACATATTTGCTTTTGCCGACGAACGGTTATTCAGTGAGCAAGCTTCTTAATTTAAATCGAGTCGCTATTCGCACAGTGCCTAATAACTTATCCCTTTTAACTGCGTACATGCTCATTTCATAGCAATCTGCAATATCTTCCTCGCTATATCCATCAACGTAATATTTGATTGCGATTTTGAGCCACTGCTTGACCTTTGTGCTTTCTGTTTCAAGCAAGTGATGTAGCATATCTTCTACAGCCATTGCTTGTGATTCGTTGATATTGCAACGTGGCAATGATCTTCTGCGTCGATCAAGCTTTACGCCTTGAGCCATATCCAAAATCTTTCCCAGTGAGCAATGTGCGCTGAGATCTTCATAGTGCGCATCGAGCAAAAGCCAAGCGCCATACTGTTCTAGCCATTGCTCAAGTGTTTTAGGCTTCCAATCAATCGCTATTTGGAAATTCTTTCTTGTTTGCACTAATTCCATACTCACCTCAATTATCTATATGTCAAAGTTTTTAGGACTAATTTGTGTTTTAACTCTTTGTTTTCTTTTTCAAGGGCTTTGATTTTTTCGAGCAAATCCTTTTTGTCTTGTGAGATTCGTTCCATGTTTGTAAGCCCAGAACATGAAATCACGGCTCCAACTTGTTGATTAGATAACAACTCTATTCCTAACTTGATGGTTTCCTCCTTAAACTTACTTCCCATTAACTTCTATAACTCAGCTCTTTGCTTTCTAGCCCATTCAATATCCATACTCACCTCAACTTTTTTCAACCCGCCAAGGCGGTTTTATTGGTCGTTTTTGTTTAGGAGTGACATTAGTGACGTTTAATTCTCTTTTTTTGGGAAACTACTATATATATAAATAGAAAGTTCCTGAATAACGGCACTAAAACGTCACTAATGTCACTTTAAAACTTGTAAATTCTCTTGAAACCTGTAAAAAATCACCTATTCGCAAAATACAACTCGTTTACATCAAAATGTAATCTGCAATTTTTTACACATCCGCAAATTCTGCGGATATGCGCACACGGATGCCTACATAACTTCTTGCACCACCCGTACCTCTAACTGTTTTAAATTTGCCTGTTAAACGACGCCCTAAACTCCTTGCTGTCGGGATGTACTTCAATTCGCCTTTAGACTCTGCGTATTGTTTCCAACTCACCCAAAGGTTTTGTGAAGTCTCCCGAAAATCACCAACCTCACAACATTCTTCTATCCAGTCTTTGAGCAAATCCATTTCATCTTTATAGTCATCACGCGCCTTTTGCGTTTTGTTATGCGCTTTGAGCCCCTCAAGTTGATATTCAAGAGCACCACGAACAAGCCAAGCAAGCACTCCCTCAAGCTCATTGCGCATCTTTGTTGAAAGGAAAGGATCTTTGATAATGGTTTTGTCATTATCGTAGTTACGCTCAAAGGGAATCATCATTAAACGTCTCCATATACCGTGATCGTCACCTTTGACAATCGGTTTATGGTTCGTTGGCATAATGACCGTCCAAGTCGGTACAAACTCAGCGGTGTGCTTTGCATAAAGACCACGTGCGGTAATACTCTCCCCACCTGTTATGGATTTAACTAATCCCTCTTTGAGCTCTTTGTTTTCTTCAGGTTCCCCCACATAAACAAAACGAGAACCACGTAAACGCAATAAATCTTCACGCGCACCGCCTGCACTACTTTTCCCACCACTTAGGAATGTTTCGGCATCAGCAGTAATGGAGTAACTACCCAAAGCCTTAGAGATGGTTGTAAAAATAGTTGATTTGCCGTTTGAACCATCCCCAAAAGGAATAATCAAAAGGTTTTCAACCGGGTTGCCTAAAATTGCATAGCCCATTAATCGACGAAAAAAATCAGCCATACTTTGATCGCCAAAAAAGGCATCTAATACTGTTTTCTCGAATAATGGGCATTTTGCTTTAGGGTTGTAATCAACCCCAGTGCTATAAGTGATAAGAAGATCTTGAGATGGTTTAATTAAATCACCTGTACGCAAGTCGACAGCACCGTTTGCACAACCCAATAGATAAACATCACTATCCAACTCTTTGAACGGTACTAAAACTCGCGGATCAGATTGAGCAAGGCGCACCATGTTCGAAACCATAAAAGCCTTTTGGCTTTGAGCACAGAATTGATAAAACTCAGCTCTTTGAGTATCGTCATCAATTTTTTTAGCTTCATCAGCCATTGCTAACACTGTTTGCTTGGCAAATTGTTCAATGACCATTGAGACACATGGTTCCCAATATACTGAGTTCCATCGATACCAGTTTCCAGTTTCAGCAACAAACATAATCTCATTGCCGTATGCATCAAGCATTCTTGATGCATTACCAAATTCAGTCATTGGGCGCTTTTGGGCATCATCCAATGCTATTTGGATTTTCTTTCCACCCATGGCGATATTTATTTCACGATGGTTTATCGTGAATTTGGTCAATTGCTTATATCGTTGCCTTATCAAGCCTGCCAATTCATTGCGCAAAGCTAAATCTGTGCCTGCAATCTTGCCCGCTTCCTTGGCAACGACTTGTATTAAGATTTGTGCATCATCACATTCAATGATTTTCTGTTTTACATCTGCAAAAATTTTGCGTTTTTCTGCTCTGACTTTTTCTTGCTTTGACTCTCGACCAACTTTGAGTAGCCAATGGGCGGTAACGATGGATTCGCCTGTTTGCTCGAATGAGTTCCAACGATACTCAATATCTTCAAACGTTGTGTAGTTGCTTGCTGTTGAGCTCCAATCGTTCCAAAGTTGCAAAGCATCATCACTAGCATTAAATTCATGATGCAAAGACATACCCACACGTAACCAAGTGTCATAATCTTCATTGTCGATGTAGTTCAAATATTTTTTAGCATCATCAAGCTGTAAACCAATCGTCGCAGTAATCGTATTGAGATAATCATCTTCATCGACCAATTCGCTTGATGTTTTTGTGCCTATTCTTGATTTGCTGTTCTTAACTCGCACAAAGCCGTGTTCTAATGCCATTTGCTCAAACACATTGATTGCTTCAGCAATTTGCTCTTGAGTTAGAACGGTTAAGGCATCCGCTGAAAACTCTGTGATGCCACCAAAGAAATCAACCCACTCATAAGGCTGATTAGTGTCAGGATGCGTATGGAATGCGACAAACTGCTGCCCACGTCCTAAGACTTCAACTCGATGCTTTGAAATTTCTTTGAAAGGTTTATTTGCTTCCTCAGCTAAAGCAAACCAGGCAGATGCCGATTTGCCCCAATTCGGATCCTCAGCGCGATAAACAAGGAGAATCTTTGGCGCACGTCCAATACGTTCGCAACAAACACCTAAATTATCCCGACACCAATTTGCATATTTTTCTGCAAGGTCCACATCCAATACATCAATATCAATTGCACATATAGGAAAAGGTCCTTGACCTGTTAGTACGCCAATTCCGTGATTAGCGTATTTGGGTAGGTCAGTTACATTGATTCTGAAATTCTGCCATTCATCCATTACAGGGCGCTTCATGCCCTGTTTAATTGGAATAAGCATATAGTGATTGGCGAGTAAGGTTTTTCCGAACTCTTTGAAATAATTCATTAATCCCCCTCACACATACCGCAATCACAATTACACTCAAATACTTTTACATCTAAAGTTTCGTGTAAGTGTTGCCAAGTCACCCAAGCAATCTGAACATGCAGAGATCGATAAGCATTTAAATTGTTGTCAAAATCAAAAATACGATCACCCAAGTTAAAGCGCAGATTTGTATAGAAATCTTGTTGCTTAAACCAATTTTCGAAGTTAATTCTCATTGCCCATCTCCTGAAGAGATAGATCATCAAAATCACTTTCATCCGCAAATTGTTCAGGAAAAAGAATTTCCATTTCAGAAATTTCTTCATTAAAAAACAGCACTATTGCCTTAAGTAATTCTTTTCTAGGTTGCTGTTTACCTGACTCAATCCTCCAGTAGTTTGGAGGTGAGCAATTTACTGACGAAGCGACTTGTTCAACTGTAAGTTTCAGTCCTTTGCGCTTTCTTTCTAATGGAGTAGACATAATCTCTAGCCAATCTTACGTTTAAATTAAAATATACGTTAAACGTAATTTTACAGCAAGTCTTTTTACGTCTCACTTTATTACGTTAAACGTAATAAATGATAGAATAATAACCAAGACACATTAACTGGTGATTGTAATGAAGGCTCAAATCGGCGAAGCAATGCGTAAATTAAGAAAGAAAAAGAAGATGACGCAGGATGAACTAGCTGAAAAACTTGAGGTAGCAACAGCAAACATTTCTAGATACGAAACGGGTAAACAAGGGATAGAAGTTGATAAACTACCTGCATTAGCAAAGGCGCTAGATGTATCCGTTTCTGAATTTTTCCAGGTTGCCTCAGGTGAAAGCGCAAACGCAAATGTCAGTGAAATTACAGAGGTATATAAGGTTCCTTTAATTTCTTGGGTACAAGCGGGCAACTATGCAGATGTTTTTCTAAGTAACTTAGACAATATAGAACTTATAGAAACAACGTATAAGCCAAGGCAACATACATACGCACTAAAGGTCGTTGGGGACAGCATGGAACCCAAATTTCCTGAGGGGTGTGTAATTATAGTTGAACCAGAAGAACAACCACATAATAAAAGTTTTGTAATAATCACTGTTCAAGACAGTAATCAAGCGACTTTTAAACAGTTAATTGATGACGAGTCTGGTAAATATTTGAAGCCATTAAATAAAAAGTACCCTCTTATGTATTTCGAGCCAAGTACAACCTTTTGCGGTGTAGTTAAAAAGATGCAAATGGATGTCTAATTAATAATTTAACTTAACAATTTCACAATCTCACTTCGGTGAGATTTTTTTTGTCAAAATTTTATTTTTTACGCTTGACGTAAATTAAATTTACGTATAACTTAAAACAACAAATTACGTTACACGTAAATTATAAAGGAACCCCGACATGAATTCCCCAATGCAGTACACGCCATCAGTACAAGAAATTCGCCATTCATTATGTTCACAGCTAATAGGTGCAGGCTTAAAAACTGCGACTGACATTGTTGATACGGCTAAAGCGATTGAAGATTATGTTTTCGGTAATAAAACAACTTTTGTACCTGAAGCACAGAATTCAACAGGAGAAACTAAAACAGAAAAGACAGCTGCAATTAAACAAGAAAAATCTGCTGAGGTGGTCGCTGAAAAACAAACAGCAGGAACCTCAGAACAAGCTCAAGTTGAATTTGCAGATGTAAAAGCCGCATTGATGCGTGTAGCCAAAGCAAATCGTGACGAGTTTTTAGCAATCATGAAAAAGTTTAATGCGGCAACAGTCCCAGCAATTCGACCTGAAGATTTCCAAGCGGTAATCGCTGAAGTCGAGAAATTCGAGGCTGAAAATGCGTAATTCAAAATTAGATCAGATTTGTGCAAAGCGCATTAAGTCATCTGATTTTGCGCAGAAGCCTAAGTACAACGCCCTTTTAACACGTAATGAGCTAATCGTTTTTATTGCATTGTTTTTAGCAACGTTGATTTGCATAGGCTATTTAACCTTTACAACGTATTTTGCCCAAGGAAATTAACATGACCTCACATGCAAAATTAAGCCCTTCCTCTGCACACCGTTGGATGCAATGTGCAGGAAGCATGGTATTAGAAAAGGATTTTCCTGATTCTAGTTCAGAACATGCAGAGCAAGGCACAGCGGCACATTTCCTTGCATCTGAGTGCCTTGAGCAAGGTAAAGATGCAACGGACTTTTTGAATCAAACTATTGTTGTTTCAAATGGTTCAACACGTTGGGCAAGTGAAAATGAATCTGTGAAAACAGCCTTTTTTACTGTTGATTTGGAAATGTCAGAAAACATTCAAATCTACCTTGATGCTGTGCGCTCTCAAGCAGTTGGAAATGAATTGCTCGTTGAGCAACGTGTAGATTTCTCATCGTATATCAGTGCTGAAAATGCATTTGGAACAAGCGATGTAATCATTCTCACAGATGATGAAATTCAAGTTCACGATTTGAAATATGGGCGTGGTGTAAAGGTTTATGCAGAAAATAATGAGCAATTAAAACTTTACGCTTTGGGTGCGCTAAATAATTTTGGTGCTTTTGGAGACTTTAAACAAGTTCGACAAGTGATCCACCAACCGCGCTTAAATCACTACTCAGAAGCAGTTTGCACTGTGGATGAACTCCTTGAGTTTGGTCAACAAGCTAAAGGGCAAGCCTCTTTGATTAAGATGATTGATTCAGGAGACTACCCTGCACAAGAGTTTTTAGCACCAGGCGAAAAACAATGCCAATGGTGCAAGGCTAAAGCGACTTGCCCTGCGCTTGCTGAACACATTCTCACAACTGTTGCAGGTGAGTTTGAGGATCTCGATGCGGTAGATCTAAATGCTCAAATCAACACTGCAACGGGTGAAGTGACAAACCTAGAAAATGATCGCCTCAGCAAATTTTTCAGTGCGATTCCTATGATTGAAGGATGGATCAAGGCGGTTAGCGGTTTGGTGCATAACAAACTGCATCAAGGTGAATCAGTACCAGGATACAAAATCGTTCAAGGCAAACAAGGCAATCGCGCTTGGGAAAACGCAGAAGAAGCAGAACAACTGCTCAAATCTATGCGCCTTAAAACCGATCAAATGTACGACTTGAAACTTATTTCACCGACTACGGCTGAAAAACTAAAGAAAGAAAATGTCATTGGTGTTCGCCAATGGACCAAAGTTGAAAACCTCATTACACGTGCAGACGGTAAACCGACTGTCGTGCCTGAATCTGACAAGCGCCCTGCGCTTATCGTAAATCCTGAAAATGATTTTAACAATCTTGATGCTTAATAAGGAGCAATCACAATGAAAATTGCATTATCAGACGTACGCCTTGCCTTTCCTGCTTTATTTGAAGCAAAAACTGTAAATGGTGAAGGTGAACCGGCTTTCTCTGCTTCGTTCATTTTACCCGCAAACCATCCACAAATTGCTCAAATCAAGCAAGCGATGGATCAAATCGGTAAAGACAAATGGGGCACTAAATGGGCTCAGGTCAAAAAGGAAATCGAGACCAAAGACCGCACAGCTTTGCATGATGGTGATACCAAAGCTGATTACGAAGGTTATGCAGGTAATCTTTATATCTCTGCCCGCAACAAGACCCGTGTAACTGTTGTTGATCGTGACCGCACCCCGTTAGTACAAGCGGATGGTCGTCCTTATGCGGGTTGCTATGTAAATGCATCAATCGAACTTTGGGCACAAGACAATAATTACGGCAAACGCATTAATGCTTCTCTCCGTGGCGTTCAATTCTTAAAAGATGGCGAAGCCTTTGCAGGCGGTGGCGTTGCATCTGAAGATGAATTCGAAGATTTAGATGTTGGCTCAACTGGGGAAGATTTAAATAACGATCCGATGTTCGCAGAGGCATAAACAAACCGCCCTAGGCAACTAGGGCAAACCTTTCCAATAAGTAAAAGGAAAATTAGAAATGAGCCAAAAATCGACCGATGTACCTAATTTCATTGGTGACCTAAATGCAGGAATTTTCGAAAAGCAATTAGGCGCTGTTCTTTCAGATGTAGCCGCGGGTGTTGTTATGAACAACAAACAGGGCGAAGTCACAATCAAGCTGAAAATTAAGCAAATTTCAGATACTCAACAGGTCAATGTTAGTCATTCGATTGACTATAAAACCCCAACGGCTAAAGGGCATCGCACTGAATTATCAGAAGGTGCTACCCCTATGCATGTGCTCAAAGGCGGTTGCATTTCGTTAATGCCTGAACGCACCAACATGAAAGATTACGCAGACTAAATCTTTCTAATAAGCAAAGTATTTAATCACTGAAAATCAACCCACTAGAGTAAATCCAAATGGAAAATAATTCTGTAGAACAAATCAAAAACCTAGCAATTGCTGCACAAGGAAATATGCCGGTTCAAGTCGATAGTAATGCATCAATCGCAATCGTTCCTGAAGGTTTCAAAATTTACAGCACTGAAAAATATAACCAATTGCGTGATCGTTTCCGTGGGTCATTTGCCACACTTAGCATTCAGTCATTTGTTGGATATATCAATGACCGTGAAATTAAAGACGTTAAAGCATTTGTTTCAACAACAAACGGGCTCACAGCTGAAGCAGTTTTCAATTTAGGTGATGTTGCAGAAGCAGGACATGCCGATGACCTTGCAAAACTTACCTTAGAAAAGAAACCTGAATTTAAAGCGCTTGAACGTGCAGACGGTCAACGTTTTGAACAACAAGCCCTAATCGATTGGTTAGATGACTGGTCCGACTTTGTAACAGCGCACAACGCAAATGGTCAGATCGAACATGAAAAAGCCATTCGCGCATTGCGTAAAGTAAAAATCAACCGTGGACATGAAGTCGATAGTGCCGTTCAAGACTTTGGCTACAAACAAAGCGTAACTGAACAAGTCGAGGCAACAGGTGTAGACGAGAATCTACCTGATCAATTCATTTTGAAAACTGAGTCATACAAAGGCTTAGAAATCGACGAGCTCAAAATCTCTTTGCGTATTTCTACAAAGGATGTAAGTCCGACTTTCGTACTCCGTTTTGTTGGCAAAGATGCTCATGAGCAGCAACGTGCTGAAGAGTTTATTGAGTTGTTAGAAAACGAATTAGCAGATTCAGTTGATTTCTATCAAGGCAGCTTTACTGCTTAAAGATGTGACCATGACCCAGTATTCACAAATTCGACAAGCTATGAGTGTTGAAACTGGAAACAACCATAGCAGCAAATAACCCATTTTCCTATCTCCGTGGGGGTATTTGCCGAGCGTCACTGCGATAGTGTGACTTGTTTTGGAAAGTGAATGTATAGCTGACCCTCTGCGTTCACTTTACCAAAGCAAAAATAGAGAAATCAAAATGAGCAACTATTTATACCTTGACTTAGAAACCTACTGCGAAACGCCAATTAAGAACGGCACTCATGCATATGCGGAAAATGCAGAGGTGATGATTTTTGCTTGGGCTTTAGATGATGGCCCTGTAATCGTTGAGGATTTAACCAACAAAGCAATATCTGTTCATCTTTGGAAATTACTGTTAGATCCATCAATTACACTCATTGCGCATAACTCAGGCTTTGACCGCACTGTACTTCGCCATGCCTTACCTGACATTAAATTAGATATTTCAAGATGGCAGGACACGATGGTCCAAGCTTTAAGCCATTCACTGCCTGGTGGGCTTGATGTTCTTTGTGACATCTTCAAGATTGATACAGATAAGGCGAAAGACAAAGCAGGCAAACAATTGATTCAATTATTTTGTAAGCCTCGCCCTGCAAATCAAAAAATTCGTCGTGCAACAGATGAAACGCATCCAGTTGAATGGTCCCGTTTTGTTGAGTATGCAAAAAACGATATTTTAGCAATGCGCGAATTGCATAGAAAAATACCAAAGTGGAATTACCAAGGTGCTGAATTAGCATTGTGGCATTTAGATCAACAAATCAATGATCGAGGCGTATGCATTGATCTCGAGTTAGTTGAATGCGCGATTACAGCTGTAGATAAAGCACAAAAAGTATTAGCAAAACGCACTAAGACATTGACCGATGGTGAGGTTGAAGCAGCAACTCAACGAGACGCAATGCTTAAACACATACTCGAGTCACACGGTGTATCGCTTCCTGATATGCAAAAAAGCACATTAGAGCGCAGATTAAATGATGAGTCTTTGCCCCTTGCTGTTCGTGAATTGCTCGCTATTCGATTACAGGCATCAACTACCAGTACCGCTAAATACAATGCCCTTTCAAAAGGTACAAGTTCAGACGGACGTTTGCGCGGGACACTACAATTTAATGGAGCTTCTCGCACAGGACGGTGGGCGGGTCGACTCTTTCAACCTCAAAACCTCCCCCGCCCTGTACTAAAACAAACTGAAATTGATCAAGGCATTGAAGCATTAAAACTTGAGATTGCAGATGTATTTTTTGACAACGTTATGGAACTTACATCTTCGGCAATTCGAGGCTGCATCTGCGCACCTAAGGGCAAAAAATTAGTAGTAGCGGATTTATCAAACATCGAGGGTCGTGCTTTAGCTTGGCTTGCAGGTGAATCATGGAAAATCAAAGCATTTTATGATTTTGATGATGGCAAAGGTCACGACCTATACAAATTAGCTTATGCCAAATCCTTTGGGGTATCCCCTGAGGATGTGGACAAAGAACAACGCCAAGTCGGTAAGGTGCAAGAATTAGCCTTAGGCTATGAGGGCGGTGTAGGTGCATTCCTCACATTTGCCACTGCTTATGGTCTAGATCTCGACGCAATGGCTGAACAAGCATTTGATGGCATTGACCCATCAATTATGAATGAAGCTATCCGCGCATGGGAATGGCATAAAAAAGAACGTCGTACAACTTTCGGACTAAAAAAGAAAACATGGCTTGTATGTGATTCATTTAAACGCTCATGGCGTTATGCACATCCAAATATTTTCGCTTGGTGGACAGAGCTGAAACAAGCAGCAACGAATGCCTTGCAAAATCCTAATACAGCATTCAAATGCCGAAAAGTTGATTTTATTAAAAAAGGCTCTTGGCTTTTAATTCGCCTCCCCTCTGGTCGTTTCCTTTGCTATCCGGGGGCGAAAGTTGAGGACGGAAAAATCTCATATATGGGCAATAACCAATACACACGTAAATGGGAGCGCCTTTATACCTATGGCGGTAAATTTGCCGAGAACATTACGCAAGCTGTAGCGCGTGATGTGCTTGGGCACAACATGCCAATCATTGACGACTCAGGTTATGAAATGGTTTTAACGGTTCACGACGAAGTGATTACTGAAGCTGAAGATCAACCTGAATTTAACAACGAACATTTATCCAGTCTGCTTGCAACCAATCCAATTTGGGCAAGTGATTTGCCCTTGGCAGCAGCGGGCTTTGAATCGTATCGCTATAAGAAGGACTAAACCTGTGAATAACATCTTTGAAATACCACTCGTTTTATTAAAAGCCGCGCTTATTTGTGCATCAAAAAACGATATACGTTTCTATCTAAATGGTGTAGCTATCGATCAGGGGCATATTGTTGCTACTGACGGACATCGTATGTTTTACGCGCCCTTAGAGTCCGCAAATGAATTACCTCAAATTATAATTCCAAGAGATGCGATTGAATATTTGATTAAGAAAACAACGTCCGTAGGTAAAAAACATCCAGAAAAAGTGCTAGTAAAAGTCAGAGTAAAAGACAACCAATGGTCCTTGTGCGTGTCTGAATATCAAGAAAATTTTCGACCGATTGACGGCAAATTCCCAGAATGGAAAAGAATAATTCCTAAAAGCGCAATGCAAAAATACGAAGGTCAAACACTAATGTTTAATTGGTCGTATATGGCAGATTTTCAGAAGATAGCAAAAATACTCGGATGTAAAAACCAAGGTGTAGAGTTATCGCCTAGCAGCATTTCAACGCAACCCGCAATAATTGATTTTTACCACCCATACTTCCCGTGTAATGGCGTAATCATGCCAATGCGAAACTGAACATGCGCGAATCAACAATTGAAACCTATCTAGTGCAAAGAGTTAAAGCACTAGGTGGTGAAGTTAGGAAAGTTAAATGGATAGGTCGCAATTCTGCCCCTGATCGTATCGTGATGCTTCCTGAAAATAGCTTTTGGGCAGAATTAAAGGCACCAGGCGAAAAGCCCACCAAAGCGCAAAGCCGTGAACATGAACGCATGCGCAAAATGGGTCAACGAATTGAAATTATAGATAGCTTAGAGCGAATTGAGGAGTTATTGGGATGAGTGAAGAATTTGAACAAGTTGTAGTAAATGTTCAAGATCTTATTGAAGTTCTTTCAACGGCTTCAGACGCCCTCGATGGTGAAAGAGTTTCAAAAGTATTTGAGCAAACGGGGCAACCAAGCACTTGGTTTGATCACTTTACTGTTTCTGCAAACAATTTGCAGCTAGTTGTTGATAAGTGGAGAAAGACATGACAGCCAAACCATTTATCCCTCGCAGTTACCAAAACGCAATTATCAGTCACATTATTGATAATCCACGTTGTGGGGTGTATGCAGGCATGGGAACTGGGAAAACGTCCTCTACCCTTACCGCTTTAGAAATACTTGAATCATTTGAACCCGGTCCCGCTTTAGTTGTTGCGCCTTTACGCGTTGCAGCTTCCACATGGATAGATGAATCTAAGAAATGGCAACACCTCAAAGATTTTAAAGTTGTAGCGGTTGTTGGAAGCATTGAGCAACGTATACATGCATTAAATCAAAAAGCGCATGTATACACGATTAATTATGAAAATCTGCAATGGCTAGTTCAATATCTTGGCAACAATTGGCGTTTCAAAAAAATTGTTGCAGATGAAAGCACAAAGCTAAAAGGTTTTCGCATTCGCCAAGGTTCAGTACGCGCACGTGCATTAGGTAAAGTTGCTCATACCAAAATGGTTAATCGTTTTATTGAGCTTACTGGAACCCCCGCGCCCAACGGTTTAAAGGATTTATGGGGGCAAGCATGGTTTCTCGATCAAGGGCAAAGACTCGGTACAAGTTTTAAATCTTTTACAGACCGATGGTTTCAGCAAGTTCAAATTGGCGCTGATCGTAACGCAGTGCAGCTTATACCATTTGCGCACAGCCAAGTAGAGATTGAGAGCAGACTAAAAGACATTTGCATTAGCATTGAGGCAAAAGACTATTTTGACATCAAAGAGCCTATAGTAAACGTCATTGAAGTCGAACTTACAGGCAAGGCAAAGAAAATATACAAAGAAATGGAACAAGAAATGTTCATTGAGCTTTCAGAAACCATTGAAGTTGAAGCTTTTAATGCAGCCTCAAAAACAATGAAATGTTTGCAAATCGCATCAGGCGCAATTTATACGGATGAAAACGGATCATGGGAAGCAATTCATGATCTAAAGATTCAGGCGCTTGAATCGATTATAGAAGAAGCTGCGGGAATGCCCGTATTGGTTTCTTACCATTTTAAAAGCGACCTTGCACGATTGCTCAAAGCATTTCCTCAAGGTCGTCATTTAGATAAAGATCCGCAAACAATTCACGACTGGAATAACGGAAAAATCCCTGTGATGTTTGCGCACCCGGCAAGTGCAGGACACGGACTGAACTTGCAAGATGGTGGGAATATTTTAGTTTTCTTTTCGCATTGGTGGGACTTGGAACAATTTCAGCAGATTGTTGAACGTATTGGACCAACACGCCAGGCGCAAGCGGGATATGACCGCCCTGTTTATCTTCATTTTATCGTTGCTAAAGGCACTATGGATTCAGTGGTTATGGAGCGCAGAGAGTCAAAGCGCGAAGTGCAGGATTTATTGATGGAGGCAATGAAACGTAAAGGAGTCGTGCCATGTTAGGAATATTAATAGCCGACTGGCTAACTCTAAATTTAATTTTGGCTTTGCACTGGGAGATTATTTGAGATGAACAAATATATAGTTGTCATTGAATCTGACAAACCGCCTCAAGTCTTTCTCGGTGATATTTTTGCAGGTGGCAAAATAGTTGAGTTAAAGGCTGAAGAACTACCGCACCGTGTAACTGCGGCTTGGCTTGCTCAACGATTCAATCTTTCTCGTAAAACGATTATTGAGAAAGTTGGACCACTTAATAAGGGCGATCAAAACAAGCATTTATACGATCCTAAGGAAGTGATGCCCTTACTTGAAAATTTACATATTACAGCATCGAAACGCGGTGCTAGACGTAAAAATTAGAAAAGGGCTTATTGCCCTTTTATTTGTTTTCCACTAAGTAATCTCTTAAGTTAATCGTTAAAGAAATTATAATATTACCAAAATAGCCATTATCAAAATGTTCTTTTACATTGTTATACGCTTTGTCGAAATCATTAATCGGATCAAATTCCATGAAAACGCTATACATACTATCTAATTGGGAAATATAAGCTTTGATACCGGGCTGAAAGTAATAATTTTCATCTTTCATATTTTCAAACGAATTATTTTTATAAGTATATAGTTTGTCTCTAAACTCATCTAGGCACAATAACAAGTTACTCTCTAAAAGCAAGTATTCTGAGTGATTATTGTACGCTTTATCTGAAATATATAAGTTTTTATTATGTGAGCGCATGTAAATGGCAAACTTATAATACTCGCTTCTTAAATGACTTAAATTAAGTAGAAGCTCGTTTCTTTCGGACAAAATTTTTGAGGCATTATAAGGAGCTCTCCAATCGCTATATAAATATAATGCTATAAAAGCTGCAAATAAAGTTGCAGATGCAGAAAGAACGTCCACATCAAAACCAAAAATATGCTTTGAAATGATCCCAAATATTATGCAAATCAAATATACAGAAACACCTATCCCAACTAACTCAAATTCATTATATTTTTTCATAAAGTAAAAAGCCCCTAGTTATGGGGCATATTCTAAGCAGCATTTAGCATTTTTGCTATCTCTGAAGCTGTTGGGTTGTAATATGTATTCACTAAAACATTAATTGTTTTATGCCCCGTTACCTTTGCGAGTATTTCTACAGGTAATTTCTGATTATTAACCATTCTTGTGATTGCTTCATGGCGTGAATCATGAAATGTGAATTGCCCACTTAATCCTGTTCTTTTGAGATTCCTTTGCCATAAAAGCCTAAATGAATTGGAATTGTGAGGAATCAAATGATCCTCTCTATTTTTCATTAGATCTAAAAGTTTTCGTGCTTTATGAGATAAAGGCACATCTCTTGAAGTACCGTTCTTTGTCTCAGGCAAATGCACATAGTCATCATGAATATGCTCTTTGCGGATCTCTAAAATCTCACCTTTACGCATAGCAGTTTCTAAGGCAAAGAGAAATGCCCACGCAATATAGTGAGCAGGTGTGCTTGGAACCATGTTTTCATTGTAGTGATCCAATCCTTGTAGAACTTTATCAATTTGAGCTTGATTAATACGGTTTTGCCTTGATTGTGGCTTAGTAGGCTTCTTAACCAAGTTAAATGGGTTTGATTGAATCAGGAACACTTCACGAACGGCAAAGGTAAAGACTGACGAGCCTAAACTCATTTCTTTGTGCAAAGTACCAGGCTTAACGTGCTGTAATCTTCTTTCACGGTTTTCAGTGATTAGTTTAGGTGTAAGATCGTGGATTGATAAATGCGTTAAATCGCCATAATAACGATCAAGCCATTTGATGTGGTTTTTTATGTATGTTTTGGATTTTGTGTATTGACCAACTTTTTCATAGTAAAGCTCGAAAAGTTGTTTCAATGTCATTTGAGGTTTTTCTAGATTCTTGAGTTGTTTTTCGTACTCAAGTTGCAATTCCATTAGGCGCTTATGAGCCCATTGGGTGCATTCTTCAGAAGTATCGCGAGTTGCAGCATCACGGAGATGTTTGTACTTGACTTGAATACGCCAAGCATTACCACGTTTAACAGGTTTTTGCATATTAATAACTCTCAATATTTGGTGCCGTAATTCGGGCGCCAT